ATGGTGGAAATGCCACAGACGCTGCTAAGAAAGCTGGATATTCTGATTCCTATTCCAGAAATGCTTCCAAGAATATATTGGGAAAACCTCGTATCAAGACTTATCTAGAGAAATTCTTCTCCAAACAAGGTATATCGGAACGTATGCACAGAGCATATATGCGTTTAGACCAAGCATTAGATGCAACTAGACCTATGAAATTTGGTACTGGTGCAGGAATGACTGTCGAACAGGTAGAAGATTGGCCTTCTAGGTTAGATGCGATTAATAAAATATTAAAGATTAAAGGGGATTTCTCTCCAGAGCAACACGAACACGTTTTCCAAAGTATGTTTGAGGGAAAAAGTGAAGATGAGAAGAAACAAATACTAGACGAAGCAGATCAAATACTGCGTGACGCACAAGATAAACCTGATTGGGAAGAAGAATAGTTAATTGCCTATCACTACAGTTGTTGAGGCAACGAAAGCGAAACTCGCTGCCGCTAGAGATGGAGCATTGGAAGCTATTGATCCAAAGAAAAATGACGATGCGTTCCTAAACTTTTTAGCAATGGTTAAAACGAAAGACGAGAAAGACGAGGGAAAGGTTAAGTTATTCCCTCGAAAGAAGTATATCAAAGATTTAGCACATCTATTCCAACATGAAAAGTTGTTACTCGTTCCAAAAAGTAGGCAGATGACTATTAGTTGGTTAGCTGTTGCGTATTGTGTATGGAGAGCATATACGATGCCAAACCAATTAATACTATGGCAGTCGAAGAACTTCGATGACGCTGCTGCGATGGTATTCGATAGAGATGATCCACAAGTTGCGAGAGCCTCTTTCGTTTGTTGGCATTTGCCAGAATATATATTTGATCGCCCAAAACCTTCTCAAGGAAACCTTCTGTGGAACAATGGCTCTATAGTGAAAGCAATTAAACAGGGAGCAGACGTGATTCGTTCAAGGGCTGCCTCGGTTATCATCTCTGACGAGATGGGCTTTCAGGAAGAAGCTGCTAATGCGTATATGGCTGCCAAACCTGCTATCACAGGAGGGGGACAGTTTATAGGTATCAGTTCAGCAAACGCAGGATTCTTTTGGGATTTAGTAGAGGATGTCACATGATTACAGTGGATTCAAAAGTTATTAAGTTAACAGTGGAAGGTGGGAGTCTTTCCGATTGGAATGGTGCTAATGGTATTGTTGCTGCAACGGAACATAATGGAAAATGGTTACTGGTAAATAGTAAGGGATTGATATTTTCCATAGACTTAGAGCAACTATCGCCACAACCAAAAGAAATAAAAGAAGAACCAATAGTAGTAGAAGCAAAGCCAATGGAACCAATGGAACCAGCGAGAACAATACCTAAACTGCCATCACAAAGAAAACGATATGCCACAAATAAATCAGGGTCTAACAGTAGCCAAAAATAAAAATGGTTTCACTATAGCGAGAGTACATTACTCAGCCGATCCAGAGAAAGCAAAGCAAGAATGGATAGCCAAAGAAAAGAGGGGTATGCCAGATTGGGCTTGGCGTAAGGAGTTTGAAATGGACCCATACGCTGCGAGTGGTAAACCTGTATTTCCAGAGCTTCCTAGTTGGACCGAATATATTCATAAACCACTACATCATGTAGTTAAGGATGGAATTATTCCTTCTTGGTGGCCTCGATACGCAGGATTTGATTGGGGTGGTTCTAACCCAAGTGCGTTTGAGATGGCAACGATATCTCCCTCTGGAACCATTATATTCTATTGGGAATATTACAGGGCGAAACAGAAACCACAGGAAATAAATACAGCAATACAAGCACACCCTGATTGGGAAGATTTGATATTTGTAGCCCACGATCCTTCCATGCGTAGTATGTTGCAGTGGGGTGGTGGCGTTGGTAAAGGCGATAGAGAGCAAGTTAAAACTCTTGGTGATATGTTTACCGAGTTTGGCTGGCCTCTAGTACCTGGTCGTGCTGGTGATGATGTAGCTTTTGCACAGGCATTGTATAAGGCATGGCAGAATTTAGAAGACCCCAAAGTAATTATAACCCACGCCTGTCCTAAACTATGGTGGGAACTAAACCATTTAAGGCATGACGAGTTGAACCAAGCACAGGTGATGAAAAAGAATACGCCAGAACGCATTGTTCAAAAAGATAATCACGCATTTGACGCAATTAAATATTTAATACAAACACACCCTGCTGGACCAGATGGTGCAGAGATATGGGATAGCATGACTTTGGAACAGAAAGTGAAACATCCAAAGAAATATCGAGATGAGGAAGATGTATATGATCCTTATTTGGGAGGATTGACTTGATAGAATTAATTTTATCGGCATTATTTTGCTTTGTTTGCCTTTGCCTTCTCATTTTAAAAGAGAGAGAGAGGGATAAAGATAAGGAAAGACATTTTGCTATACAAAAAGAACTATTAGATAGGATTATGTCTAGGGATTATGGAGAATATTCTGCCATACAAAACCCTGAAAATCCAAATGAATCGAATGGAAATAACTGGACTACCTCAGAAAACGAAACTTCTATTTATTTACAGGCATTGGGAGAAGATTTACCTCCAAACTTAATGTCTGATTACAGTACAAATAAAGGTGATGTAGATGGAAGATAAGATCACGCTTGATCCGACTACTCCTAGAGAGTTGCAGGAAGAAATAGATCACACCAAAACAGAAACTGGTGCGATGTCAATGGTACAGGAAGAATGGGAAAAGGGGATAAGGAAATTGCAACCCTATCACCGACAATGGTTTTTAAATACCGCATACTTACTTGGATTTCAACATTTAGTATGGCATCCATCAAAAAACAGGTTATGGCTTCCCCCTTCCAGAAGAAGACAGGTACGAATGACTTCAAATTTAATGATGTCTGCGTACCGAATTAACTTGTCTAAACTATCAAGTGGAAATGCTGCCATAAGTGTTTTGCCTAACTCGAACGAACAGGAAGATGTCGATGCAGCACGTTTAGCCCAAAAAGTTTGGTTTCATATCAAGAATGACGTGCATTGGAAACAATTAAAGAGAAGATTGGTTGGTTGGGTCTTGTCTTGTGGAAATGGTTTTCTGTTAACGGAATGGAATCCCAACGCTGGTGAAATGTTATCGAGTGTGAAGGAAGAAACTACTGAAGTGGAACAGGTAGATGAAATGGGTAATCCCATGATAAACGAAATGGGTGAACCTATGATGCAATCAAGGCAACAAGTTGTGGGAGTGGAACAATATAGAACAGGAAAATTATCTATCAAGACTTTATCTCCCTTTTCCGTTGTTCCCATTGGTAGTGGAACAGAGTTAGATGAATGTGATTCGATTATTGTGGGAGAGTGGTTGTCTTTGGAGGAAATCAGAAGACAATTTCCTGATAAAGGAAAGTATGTAACTCCAGAGTTTAGAGACACAGCATCTACATTTGAAAAGTTTTTAGATGGTTTGGTATCACCTACCACATCGCAAGTAAATCCACAGTCAAGTGGAGAGCCATCGGAAAAAGGGGCAGTGGTAAAAAGATATTGGCAAAAATCTACTCCAGAATTTCCTGATGGAAGAATGATTATATGTGCCAATAATGTAATGTTATTCATGGGAGACAATCCCACTCCGAAAGATAATACTGGAGATAGACCATTACCTGTTGTGCATTATAGAGAAATAGATGTTCCTTTCCGTTTATGGGGAAGAAGTTCGATAGAAGATCAAATACCAGATCAGAAAGCATATAACAAAGCGTTATCTATTATATTGGAACATCATTCGCTATTTAAAGGGAAATGGATTGTCCCAAGAGGGGCACATCTCAAGGAATCGAACCTGGACTCCTCTGCTGACGAAGTAGTCGAAGCAATCCCTATTGGTGGACAAATGCCACACATGGCAAATATACACCCTCCACAACCCACCTTGTTCAACGTGTTAAAGCAACATAGAGAAAACATGATGGAACAGTCAGGGGTTAGGGAAGTATCGAGAGGGGCTTTGCCATCAGGTGCGAGAAGTGGTATTGCCATTCAATTATTGCAAGAATCAGATACTACCCAAATAGGAACTACAGCGATAGATATAGCAGAAGCAGATGCAAGGGTAGCAAATCTAGCATTATTGGTTGCTGCCGAGAGAATGGTAGTTCCTCAAAAGATTCGTATCATTGGAAAGAATAACGAAGTAGATGTAG